TGTGGTGTTGAATCTCTTCCTGACAGCAATGTCGATTGATGGCTCGGTGTCGACCGTTCCGACTGAATCAAGTTCAATCGGAATTCCGCCACTGTCGCCGCTTGAGACAAACACAACATCAACCGCCAATGCCTTCAAGTCCGTGAAGTCATCATCCCAATCCGGATATGAACGACGTGCGGTGAAGCCAACCGTATCGAGTTCGACAGCAGTCACGGCGGCATTGATTACCGTCGTCAGTGCGTCTGCCAGAAGTGGTTGGATTGCGTTTGTCATTCAACTTTTTTCGTATGTACCAACCATTCGTAACCGCCTGATTGCAGTTCAACGGATGGCTTGTTTTGATCAATCGGTTGAATCTCAAAGACTTCATCGCCTTCAATGATTCGGTCCCCGGTTCGCGGGTCTAGTGTGTCGCCGTCGATTACCACTGAATCCACTGGCAGGACAAAGTCCCGCATCGTGATCTTGATTTCGATTCCGTATTCAGCACCAATTGCTGTGTAATTTCTGGATGATCGTCTGGCAGTGAATTCGGCTGACAGATTTATCCCGCGTTGAAATCGAATCGGAACACCGAACGACCTGTTCAGTTTTGGTATCGACCTCGCCTGATATCGCTGTTCGAATCGCGATGGCATTAACCACCCCCAGGCGGAATAGCCTTCGTCATTCGCATTCCGAAATGAGCCTTTGCCGATGCTCGTTTGTTCGCCAAATGTCGATCAGCTTCAATCAGATCCTTGATTGAAATGCTGGTCATTGATCGACCGTCAGCTTCCGTTTCCGAACTGGTCATTCCAAGGGCCGTCGATTCAATCGCTTCCTCAATTGTCGTCGGGGTTGCTTCTGTCATCGTACGGCCTTTGGAATGTTTGTTTCTGTCAGATATCAGGACTCTGGATTACACGTCGAATGCCGTGAATCCAAGATCCATGACAGTGATATTCCCAGGTGAGTCGTCGGATGTTTTACCCATCCATGCGAACACACCGAGCGGACCAGCAACGCCAGCCAGTGTCAGCGTCACAGCTGATCCTGTCGTGCCATCGCCGACTCGAAGCCCGTTGATATAACACTTAATTGCTGACCAGTCGCGAAGGTCGAACGTCGCAAGAAATGGAGTTCCCACAACGGCATCGAGAGTTGTGTCAGTTTTCGCGACTTCTGCAGCCGCGTTGTCTGACTCGATATTCAGATTCAGTGATGCTCCGTCTGTTCGCAGGAAGAGAGAGCTTGTAATCGTGTCGGTCGCCGTCGCGTGCGTTGCGTCGGCAAGCCCAACAACAAAGTTTCCTGCTGAGTTGTCTTGATTCAGGTTAATGCAGACAAGTGCCTGCAAAATCCCCGGTGTAGCGGTTGCGATTTTGTTGATTGCGAGTGCGTCAACCTTCATGGCTTCTGCAGTCACGCCGTGGAAGAAGTTCACGCTGTTGCCAGCGCCGTTTATGTAAACGTCTCCAGCCGTCTGAATCGGAATCGAGTGATACCCGCCAGCCAGATCAGAAATGTACGCTGGCTTTGCGTTGAGGTTGACCTTGACTGTGTTGTCAGTGTAAGCAGCATCCTCAACCACAGTCCCGAGGAAGAAGTCATTCGTTCCGATCCCACGCAACAGATTGCACGTGCTTGCGGATGTGTCCCAGAATACTTTGTTGCTCACCAGCATTGTCTGCGTGATAACCTTCAGGACTTCAACAATCCCTTTCACCTGCAGGATACCTTGCACGCCCGCCGCAATGGCTGTAGGGGCAAACGCCGCACGTCCGTCCTTTAGTTGAAGAATTTCACCGGCTGCGACTGCTGCCGTTGGTGTCCATTTGATTGATTCGCCTTCAGCGGCGTAAAGAGCTTCAGCCATGATTATTTTTCCTTAACGAATGAGTTGGTTGTTTCAGGTGATTTCGGAACTGTTACCGAATCTTTTTGGGAGTACGTTGCGACTGCGTTTCACTTGCCTCTTTGGCGTCCTGTTCGACCGCAACCGCAACGATCGATGGTTCTTCCGGAATTGCCTTGATTTCCTTCGGAGCGTCAACGAGAACAGCAAGTCCCATCGCGACAAGCCATTCAGCCTGTGATGATGGAACGTCTCCAGTTTCACCCTCGCTCAGATTACACTTTGCGGAGCTTGCTGGATTTCGGAGCATGGTGACTTTTGTAGTTTGCATTGACGCGACTCTGATTGATGATTGAAATAAAGGTTGAAAACTGTGGGGCTGATTGCTCAACCCCGCTTCAGTTCAGATCAAGATGATCCGCCGTCAGCACGAACGCCGCCGCGATATTCCTGCATCTCAACGCCGACGTCGCTGTAGCCACGCATCTGGACGCCTAGGACGTTGAAGTCTGCATCAGCAGTTTCAACAACTGGTTCAACGCGACCGTTCAGGGCGACGATTTCAATCACTGGCATTTCGTTCGGATCTGCCAGCATGTACCACGCTGCAGCGGAGTAGCCCGTGTATGCAGCGTTGCTCATGTACGGACTCGACTCAACACGGAATCGATCCTTCCAGATGTTTGCGTCTCCGCCGTCCGTGCTGCCTTTGACTTTTTCTGAATCCATCAGCGACTTAGCTGGGGACTTCAGGGCAGTTGGAACTAGCAAGATTTCTGGAGACACTCCCAGCGGCTGACTGTCCGGGTCAGTCTGTGCAAGGAAGATTGTTTCCGTTGCCGCAAGTCCGCCGGAACTCATGTCCGCAACCGCTGTGTTAACATTGGTTCGGCCACTGGTGAAAAATGCTGAGTTGTTCAAAAACTTCGTCCAGAAGATTTTGTTGAGCATCAGCCCGCCACCGCGTCCGAGTTTCTTAGGAACCGATGTCAACGCACCCAGATCGTCGTTGATGTAGTCGGTTCGCGTGATTGCCAACATGCGAGCGTAGGTGTCCGCTTTGTTGCTGTATGCCACTTCGCCAAGATCCCCGTGTTCGATCTCGCCACCGGCCCCAACCTTGCGGAATTCAGTATCGCCGCAAAGGCTCACGGTTGTGATGGTTTTGAAGTCAGTCACGTTGCGGATGCCTGCGATTCGAAGCGGGGTCATATCAACCATGTCCCAGCCCATTCGCAGGAACTTGTTCGCGACGTTGCTTAGGATGTTCGGGATGCTGATCGTGGAAAATCCAGCAGCCCGAATCTGAGTTGGTGTTGACATACCGAACGCTGCCCGCTGAGCTTCAACTGTCACCTTTGAAGAATGACCCGTTCGGAATCCAGCAGCCTGTGCCCCGAGAAGAATCAATTGATTCAACGCGATGCCCTGTGGAAACTGATCGTGCGCGGCTTGTAGTGTCTGATCGTCAAACACTTTTTCAAGATTCGGCAGACGCCCAACCATGCAAACGGCGGCTTCAAGCACGCGGTTGCTCAACTGATTTCCTTCAACTCGCGCCCACGGCGATGAGCCTTGTGGAACCGTTGCTTCCAGAAGCTCCAGACGGAACTTGTCAAGCGGCCACTTCGCGTCGATCGCCTGCTCAGCCAATTTCTTGATTGCGTCAATGTTTCGCGGCTGATCTTCGCACTTGTCCAGAGCGTAGGCCGTGATCTGTTCGACTCGCTGACGTTCAGCTTTCAGTCCTTCGAATCCGGCAGTGATTTCTGGCACTACCTTTTTCGCTGGCTGACCATTGAAGTTGGCAGTCAATCCTGCCAACTGCGTCGCGTCCAGTTTGTCCGGCTCGAAGCCCATTGCTTCAATCCATGATTTCAATTTCGGTTCCATTTCGCTTTTCTCCGGAGTCTGTTTATCGTCGGCTGAGGCCGCGATCGTTACTAACGTGTTGTCGTCCGCACCGTGCGAAACGAACGCAAAGCCTTTGAGCGTGCTCTTTGTGACCAGGTATGCTGGCCCCGTGAATTCTTTACCGTTTGCTGTGAATTTCTTTCCGGCTGCGATCTCCGAATAAACATCTGGGTCAGCTTCAATCGATGCCTGAAACACAAACCCATTCGCGGCACTTGCTGTCACTTCAGTGCTGTGCTGATTCACCGCCGATGCGGTTCCACTGAGGACCAAAGTGTCAGTTGTCTTCACCATGTCGGTCACGTTGCCGACTCGCTGCGTTGACTGGTGATCGAGATTCGCCACCAGACTGTTGCCACGATCCATGCCGGCGATATCAACGACAACCGGATAGTCCCAGCCGCGAATTCTGATAGCGCCGCCCGTGTATGCGACAACACTGAATTTCGCTGGCCCTTTCGATTCGCCGTCTGCTTTCGCAGCTTCGATCGTCACCGGACCACTCAACGCAATGATTGATTTCTTTTCAGGCACTGGATGCTGCCTCCTTTTGTGGTTGTGTCGCTGGTGGCGTAAACGCCGATGCGGTTGGGTTCGGAACCAACTTGAGAATCTGTGCGACGATCGGAATCACGTGTTGCGGAAGATTCAGAAGCATGTTGATTTGTCGCTGCTGCTCGACTGTTACGCCGTTGTATTCAGCCGTTTTTACAAGCTCGTCTTCAGGGTCAAGACCGGCCGCGACCTGCTCGGAACCAATTGACGCCGTTCCGTTTTTGAGCTTCTTATCTGTTGCGTCTGCCTCAGTTCCAATGTCAGCAACCTGATGCGGAGACCAGTCCCAGATATGCGCTTTTGCACGCTCGCTGATTGCGTCTGGATTGCCTCCAAGCCAACCATAAGCCATTACGGCGTAGTCGAACCAGACAGCGAACATTGGATCGAGAACGCAGTCGTTGCAGTCCTCACGATCGACGTCAAGGTGTCCGTAGTAGGTCTGGTGATCCAGTCGACCCGATGCGTAGTTGTACGATGATGAATCGCAAGCCGCTTTGTTGTACGGCATCGACAGTGGTCGAGCCTGCTCGTTTACCTGCGACTTTGTGAACTCGGAATAGCTCGCTGTCGGCTGTTCAGCTTTCGGCTGGAATGCATCGAAACCGGCTGGCAGCGCCGTAATCATTCGCTTCTGAACGTCAATAGTGGACATCGGAGAAACCGAGTCCATTTCATCGGGTTCAAACTGCGTTTTCAGGAACAGTGTGTAGTCAGCAATCAGTTCGGCAGCTGCGAGTGTAGCCTCGCGATATCGACGCGATGCAGCTCCGAGATTCAGCGTCGACGTGCAGGCTGGAATGCCGCGATGTTGTCCAGGTCGCTTGAGTTTGAACCAGTGTGTGACGAACTTGGCAGGAACCTTTTCGACAGTCTGTAAACCGCTATTCCAGTGCTGATTGCTGCCGGGATGCTGTTTCAAAATGTCGTAAAACGTCGGATTTCCGAATTCGTCGAACTCGATCCCGTCAATGTAGCCAGCTTTGCCGTATGGCAGCATCGGCGTTTGGCATTGTTCAGTCTCATGGAGCACCCAATCCAGTTTGACTGGGTGTTTCAACTTGCGATTTGTACGCAATACGCCGATGCCTTCACCGTCGCCATGTTTTGCGAGCGCGGAACAAACCAGCTTGCGACGGAACTTGACTTCCTTGCACCAGTCATACCATGCAAGCTCAACCATGCGGTTGAATCCCGCGCTGGCCGTCTGCATTCGGAGCGTTGGACCGCCTTTACCGACAACGTCTGTGGCGTATGTTGACGCGATTCCATCCGAGAACCCGTTGTTGTTGATGTCGTAGCGCGAACGCTTTACGAGATTCTGACGGACTGCAAACGAGTTCGCCGAATCAGCGTCAAGGCCATCGGATGCGGCCCAATAGTTTTTGAATTCGTCAGATGACCCAGCCGCGTCATAGGTGGCCTGCAGTTTTCGCTGGCGACGGCCTTCGTTCTGCGAATCCGCGAACTGTTGACCGATATCCGCACGCAATCGAGACGTCTGACGAAACGGCTTCGCGTATCGATCGAGGATTGCTGGCGGATGTGGAGTTCTGACCATGCCCGCATGATGCGCGGGGAAATGTCAGAGCGGAAGATGTGGAGTGAGTGTTGATTCCATGTGTGGAAATGTCACCCCCAAACGAAACCAACCGATGGCGGTGGAGGCGGTGGAACTGGAACTCGACCAATGACTGGAGCTTTTTTTGGTGGCGGTGGCGACGTCGGCCGAACCGCAACCGGAGCACCACATCCACGGCACGTCTGATCCGTTGAACCGTAATTGTCGCGAGAACAGTGGCCGCAGATTGTTGTCGGCATCTCAATCAGCGGTGGAGTATTGAGGCCCATCACAACAAATCCCCTTCGATCTCTTCACCATCAACTACAGTTTCCACATCCCGAATCATCTGTTCCGGCTGCTGTTGCGTCAACAACTTGTGACCACAATGGCGGCACAATTTGTAACGAAACGTCACGACGTGACCCTGCTGAGTTTTGTACGTTCGAAAATCCGCACACCCACACTTTGGGCAAACCAATCTGCCCGCCGTTCCTGACGATCGTGCTGCCATTTCTGCGAGTGTCAAAGGCGGCTTTCCTTTCATTTGCCTGCTGCCATCTGGGCGAGCGTGCGGGTTGGTTTTCGAGTGGACTCGATCTCGCGCAGTTTTTCCTCAACCGAGCGAGCAACCAGCATCATCGCGAACGAGTCCCACCAGTGATCACGCCGATACTTCGGCTTCCGTGATTTCGTCGCCTTGCGTTTCGAGAGTGCGAGTTCTTCGGACCCCTCGCGGATATGTTCGGCCAGTCGCTTGTGATTTATCCACACGCCCGGTTCTGACTGAAACAATTCGAAAGCGTGCGGGTCTGAATCTGCCAGCATGAACAAGCCTTCGACAAGAGCGTGCCAATGGTCTGCGTTCCATATGACCTCTGAGCAGATTCGCTCACGCCCTTTGCCGCGGTTGATATGCCAATTGTCGCCGACGATGACCTCGCGGGATTGTTCAGGGGCCCGATAGTTCGGTTGGCCCTTCGCTGGAAGGAATCTGCGAATTCCGTATTGCTCGCAGAACTTCTCCACCGGCTGGCTGGCCCATGTCTTGACCTCGCCATCCTCACGCCAGTTGCCAGCCCAGCCCTTATCGATGAGCGTCAGGTCTGCGAAGTGCAACCCGCCTTCGTTGTCCTCATGGCCTTCGGTTTTCCATTCGTTTGCGAGACGGCAGAGGCCGTCATAGATGAGTTGTTCCGCCTGCTCGACTGTCGTTTCGCTGGTA